AACAGCCGCTATTCAGACCGGCGGTGTACAACAAGGCGCAGATATTGGCGCTGGCGCATACGACGATATTTATGCAGAGTTATCTAAGAAGATGCCTGCCGAGCAAGCTGCCGCAGAAACAATTAACCTTGCACGAGCCGCTGGCGCTACAGGTTATGCGCTGTCTATTTTGGCTAACCGCTACCTCCCCGGAGCTGGTGCGTTAGAGCGCGTGCTTGCTGGTGAGAAAACCGGTAAGGGTATCTTACGCGGTGCTGTATCAGGTGCGCTTAAAGAAACACCTAGCGAAAACGTCGAGGAAATCGGTGGTCGCCTTGCGCAAAACATTGCAGCTCGCGCCGCTGGGATTGATCGTGATCTGACTTCGGGCTTGGGCGAAACCGCTGCGATGGCTACGCTTGGCGCGGCTGGCATGGGTGGCGTAACTGGTATCGTCGGGGGCCGTCAGACCGATGAACAAATACGTGATGAAGCCTTAAGACAAGAAACGCTCAAGCAGCGCGAAGAGGAAAGAGTTAAGCAAGAAGAAGCTCAGGCACTTGCCAAAACTACTGCCGAGCCTGAGACAACAGAAGCTAAAACAGAAGGCAAGCCTTCGGTCATCGACACTGAATTTGAAGAAGTGCCGCTTGGTACTCCATCAGAAGTGTCAGAAGTTAAAACCGAAGCGCCGGCAGATGTTGCCGCTATGCAGGCGGAATACGACAAAGTTAATGCGGAAATTAAAGAGTTAGAGGCCCGTGGCTTGTCTCTTAACGCGGGTGAGAAATACAAACTCACTAGGAAACGCAAGGCAAGCGCAGAACTTAAGGCAAAGATTGACGATGCGTTATCCCAAGTCGCACCGAAGGGAGCGGAAGATGTTGCAGAACCTATCAGTCAAGCAGTTGGAGAGAGCACTACGCTATCTACACAACCAGCCGTCAACGTTCCCGCCACCACAGGAGCTGGAGAAGCTGAACGAAATGGAATGGTTTCTACTAGACCGGATGCTACAGGCGTTGCTGAAGGAAAAGGAACAGAGCCCGTTGCAGTAGAACCAACACTTGAACAAGATATAGCGACACAGAAAAAGCTACGCAAAGCTATAGACAAAGCAGAAAAACAATTACTGAAAGATGAAAATTTAGCGAGTGGTGATCCTAGAATTGACGCCGCTAAAGCCGCAGTTGAAAAAGCACAAGCAGAATACGATGCTTTTATAGCTGAATCTGAGCCTAGACGAACCAAACGAATTGAAGCACTAACAGGAGCATCACTTGGCGATCAAACCACTCAAACCGAGCAAACAGAAGCGCAAGGACAAACGGCATCAACAACCGGAGCAGTAAAGACCGGTCCCTCCGAGGAAGTCAAAAAGGAGATGGACGAGAAGGTCAAGCAAGTTGCTGATCTGTACGACGAAGAGCGTGAGTACGCTAAATTAGATGACGATGGCGCGAACCTTTACGATGCGCTTCAAACAGGAAAACTCCCAGCCGGTATGGAGTTGGGAACAGCTCGTCTTGATAGCGTACTTGAACGCAACGAGTTAGAACTGCCTGACCTGCCAGATGACTTTGAAACACTGCCACCACAAGCTAAAGTTGAAGCAGTTAACGAGGCGCTTAACGATCTGAAACAGCAGATCGACGACAAGCGTGCCGTGCTTGTACCTTGGGAAAAACTTACAGATGACCAGCGTCAGGTCTATCTGGATAACGTCCGTAACAACACTGCCCAAGAACATGCTAGTGCGCGTCGCGCTTTGGTTAGATACCGCAAGCAACTGCGTGAAACACAGGGCAAGCCAAAAGACCTTAAAGCCGATCCATCTGCCGGCATCTATGAACGCAACCGTCAGGCATACAAATCTCGTGACAGACTAGAGTACCCAACATGGGAACAGCTCAATGATGAGCAACGTGCGCTGTACAACAAAACTTTGTCTGTCAGACAAAAAGACATAAAGAATGCTACTGCACAAGACCACGATGCGGCTTTCAAAGCAGTTGCAGAAAAGCTTGTAGAAGAAGGTTACATTCCAGCTCCCGGCAAGACTTACCTTGATGTGCGCGAAGCGCAACTTAAGAAGTCCGAGGCCGCGTCACAAGAGCGTGCGCAGAAAGAAATCAAAGAAGAGCGCGAAGGTAAGAAAGCTAAGCCTACGGGCGAGAAGAAAGTTCCTAAAGCTTTGATCGATAAGATCAAAGAAGGTGATCTTGGCTCAGTGTTGAACTGGCTGTCTACTTCTATTCCTAATCCTAATAAAACAATCGCTATAAAACTTCAGCGACTTGTTGCTTCGCGAATCAAAAGCTTAGGGTTGGAAACAAAGATTCAATATGTTGAGTCATTGCCTGACGGTGACGTTGCGCAATACGATCCAAAGACTGACACCATCTTGGTGACACCAGAAGGCGCAACAGCCACTACGCTTTTGCACGAGCTGGTGCATGCCGCGACAATAAAGATTCTTGACAGAGTAGACAAGAACGACACCAAAGGTTTGACACCTGAACAGATTGATGCGGCTAATCAGCTTGACGACATCATGGCGCTTACGGCGGCTGATCTTGCTGAGATGTTCCCCAACGCATACAAAAACATTTTTGAGTTTGTAAGCGAAGCACTTTCTAACCCTGAGTTTCAGGATGCACTGAAAAAGTATCCAGCCACAGGACTTGAGTACACCCTTACTCCAGACCGCAGTGCGCTTTCTAGATTCATTGAGAGTGTTATTGAGATTCTTAACCTGAAGAATCTCTTTACTCGTTCCGGTGCGTTCAACAAACCAAACTTGCTGTCCGAAGCCTTCACTGCGTTTGAAAGTATTATTGAAGTACCAGAAGGCGGCGTTGAACGTGCTCCGCTTCCTGCTCCGCAAGCCGCACCAACTACGCAGAAGGCCACGAATAAAGTTGATGTAACAACTGAAGAAGCCGTTAAGCGTAATGAGATTCCTGAGACAAGTGGAATCAATGCGCTGCGCAGACTGTTCACTACGCGCCAAGGCGGTATGAACTTGGTCACTAAGTTCCAGAACGCCCGTTATGCAATTAAGAACTGGGAAGATGGCTTGACCCGTGCCGGTAAGATTATCTTCAGCGGTGACAAACTCAACAACATCTATACGCAGATTGCGTTGGCCGCTTCTCGTGCCAAAGACCTGTACTTGACCAGAGTAAATACTCCAGCAAGCGATATGCAGAGTGCAATCGGTGCGTATGCCAAGGCTTCAGGTTTGACTTCAAAGGAAGCGACCGAGCGTTTACATGTATACCTGATGGGTCTGCACGAGGGCGAGCGTCGTGATGTGAAGTACATGATGAATGTACCGCTTAGCAACGACAAGATTCTGAAGGTCGGCAAAGAAGTCATGAGTCCTGCCGAGTTCCGTCAGCGCATCATGGATGAAGTGTTGTCTGGCAAATTGACTAAGCAGCAAGTTGAGACTGCTCGCAACGCGCTTGACAAAATTGTTTTGACAAAAGACGCGAACGGTAAACTTAAATACGTTGATCCTACTGGCACAAGTCCTAACGGGTACACGCAGATAAATCGCGATCACGAAGATTACAACGTCATCGGTGGCTACACACCTAAGTCCATCCAGAACTTTATTGACTCTTACGAGAATGATCCCAATAAAGCGGAAGTGGACAAAGTAATTGCCGCTATGCGTAAGCTTCAGCAGGCTACGATTACGCTCAACAAAGAAGCTAACTACTGGTCATCGCCTGTGCAAAGTCTGGTCGAGTTCTACGGCTGGAAGAACTATGTACCTTTCGCTGGTAAAGAGAAGTACACCAACGACGCTGATGCCATGCTTGACTTCAACAGCAAGCGCAACGGGCGTGAACTGCAAGAAGCTCAGAACTCTTTCGAGGGTCGTGAGACTGACTCTGATAACTCCATCATTCAATCGCTGACTGATGCGACACGCGCCGCTATGCGTGCTGGTCGTAAGGACGTAACACTTGCAATTAAGAATGCTGTAGAGAAGGATAAAGATGGCAATCAACTGCTAAAAGGCAAGATTGTCAAAACAATTCCATTTGCAGATCGCTACAAAGATCTGAACATTGGCGAAGAGAAAAAAGAAAACGTCATCTTCCATTACAACAAGGATGGCAGTATTGATGTGATTGAAATTTACGACAACGCGCAACGCAACGCTATCCGTCGTACCTATGAGCAGTCTCAGCCAATCATCGACATGCTGAACCACATCACTAGCGGTGTGGGTCAAATGCACACTCGTTATAACGTAGCGTTCGCGCCGGTTAACTTCTTCCGCGACGCTTTAACAAACGCCTACACAATCGGTGTTGAGATGGGACCAAAAGCTGCCGCTCAATTTATCGGTGCTATTGCTACAGACGTAGCAAGTGGTGGTCTGTTCCGCGCCGCTAAAGTCGCATCGCTGTATGAGAACGGTAAGTTTGACCAAATCAAAGCAATGGCCAATAAGAGTGACTATGTACGCGACATGCTTGAGTACATCGAGCAGGGCGGCAAAGTGTCGTACCTTGCCGGTCTTTCTTCTAAGGGTCAATTTAAAGAGTTGCAGAAGTCGCTTGACCGTACCGGCATCTTGAAGACCAAGGATCAGATCGACAAGTTTGTTGACATCTGGACTGACATGTTTGAATTGGCGAGCCGCACTGCGGCGTATCGTATTGCTAAGTCACAGGCATTGGCAGAAAACCTTTCTCCCGCTGAAGCGCAGACTAAAGCCGCCGCTTACGCCAAGGGTCTTGCCAACTTTGAACAAGTCGGTGAGTGGGGCCGTGCCGCTGGTGCGGCGTTCATGTTCTTCCGTCCAGCCGCTACCGGTGCTGTACGCGCTATTGAATCATTAGGACCAATGCTCCGTGATCCTGAAGAGGCGCTGAAAGAACTACCTGAGTACATTCAGAAAGATAAGGTCGCCCGTGCCGAGTTCTTGAAGAAGTACAACGATCAGAAAAAAGCCGCTACTGCAATGACGCTGGGCTTGCTCGGTATGGGCAGTGCGATATACCTGATGTCTATGGCATTGTCTGACGATGATGATCTGGGACGCAACCGCACTGCTACTGATGACGCAAACCGCTGGTCACGCTACGCTCGATTCCACATCCCCGGCATGGAAACACCAATCCAGATTCCTTGGGGCTTTGGTCTTGGCGCGTTCGCATCTGCTGGCGCACAGGTTATGGCGCTGGGTACAGGCAACTCATCCGTTAAGGATGCTCTAAGCAATATCGTGACAACAGGTCTGGACTCGTTCTTGCCGCTGCCGGTATCGCGTATCAATCCGATAGACAACTTCCCAGCATGGGCGATGGACTCCGCTACACCTTCCGTTGCGCGTCCGTTCCTTGAGTGGGTTATGAACATCGATGGTCTGGGTCGTGAGATATACAACAACCGTCAGTCACGCTACGGCGATGCTTACACAGGCGGCGACAGAATCCCTGAGTTGTATAAGACTGCGGCTCGCACTCTTGCTGACGTAACAGGGGGCGCGGTTGACTGGAGTCCAAACACAATGTACTTCTTCGCTAATAACTATGGCGACGGATTGATGCGTTTGGCTCAGACTGGATACAACTTTGGACTGCTTGCGGCTGGTGAGAAGGCATTTAATCCTAAGACTGACACTGTGTTCTTTGATAGCTTCTTTGGCGCACCGTCAAACTATGATGCACGGCAGTTCTCAGAGGTTGAGAAGAAAATCTTGGCTAAGCAACAGAAGCTCAATATGTTTAAGGATGCAAATCCCGAGGCATATGCAAAGTACGTTGAGAAGAATCCAATGGATGAATTCTTGGTCGAGCACTACAACAAGGTAGTTAACCAAGACTTGAAGAAACTGCGGGAAGAGGCAAACATCTATCGCCGCATGCCGGGACTAAGCCCCAAAGATCGCAATGAAGCTGTTAAGAACATTGTTAATTTTCAGAACTTAGTCAAGCGCGGCATCATTGAAGACTTCAAGATGATGGGTGTTGAACCCTAACCAACGCGCCACGCACGAACACCAAGAACGCCGTCTTCCCTACGAGTAAAGGCTTTGATCTTTACTCCGGCTTTCTTGGATGTAGTGTCGATGATGTACCCCATATATGCGGGGCGCATTGTTGGTATAAAAAAGCTCTCCCCTACAAGCATGTACTCATAGGGGAAAAGCCACTCCGGTTCATTCAGCGGTGCTGATTCCGTCGGCGGTTTCTTGCTCATTTTTGAGTAAGTGGGTTAAATCAGTTTCAAAAGCATAGGCTTGTACGTTTGTACTGCCAACAGCGTCAGACCATCCAGCCGCCATTTGCTTGCGCAACTTACCTTTCAAGATGCCGGCATCGGTCAGGCGTGTCTCAAACTCCTTGATACCAAGTTTGATCTCGTGCAGGTAGGATTTCAGTGCCGAGGTCGACACAAAGATTGTGCTCTCCTCAACTTCAGCACGGATGTACAGAGGACCACGGGGCGCTGTGGAAACCTTACCGTTGTTTACAACCAACATATTCTGAATGTTCTTGTTGATGAAGTCGCCCAGAACATCTTCGCGGGTATTGGAGTCAGCCTTACGCTTGCCGTTGATGATGTCGTTGAACGCGCCGCCGATCACATTCATGATGCGTACCATGTCAAACTCAAACCAGCCAAGCTCCCTCACAATGCGCTCTGCGACGTACACGTTGGCAATCAGGCTAGCGATGTAGCGATACTCACCACTCTTTGAATACTTGTCTGCGACATTCATGAACTCGATGTGGATACGGCGGGTCAGTTCTTTCTTGCCAAGCTTCAACAGCTCTTGTGCATATGGAATGCCGGCATGTCCGTAGTGATAGTGGTACGCATCAAACATGTCCTTACCGCGCTCAAGAGTCAGTTCATAACCTTGCACATTTGGGCGGGTCATAAACGGCTCAAGGATACGCATCTCTTCGGCGCTTGTGTTTGCCTTGTATGTTGAGATGATGTCTACCAAGGAGTTGTTTGTGGTGACAATCGCAATCAGTCGGGTGATGAACTCTGATTCACGCTCTTGGTTCGATGAGGCTTGGAGTCTGATCTTTGGGCGTCCGGCAGAAGTTTTATAGACCACATCAGATGCCACTTTGCCGTCTAAGTTGGTCTGCTCATCAAGACCAAACGTAATATTCTTAGAGGTAATCATACGCTGTGTCAGCGCATTAGGCGTAGCGTCGTTGACTGTCAAACTTTCAGGTGAGCCCCAGATGCTCATGGCTGAATACAAAGCGCCTGTCTTACCAACACCTGACTCACCGTGTAGGGAGAGCACAATGCCGTTGACGTTGGAGAACTCCATCAGTGGCGTAGCAAATCCGCAGAGTAATGTAAACGCATGGAACTCATAGCCCGGGTCGTTGAGCATACGCGCCGCCGTAAGCCAGCCTTCAAACGTGCCACTCTTTTTGATGTAGCGCACAATGTTCTTGGACATGGGTGACGGAGGGCAATGCCTGATCTCGTCCTTGAATACTTCCTGTGTGCCGATAACAAACGACTCGTGGTCTTCTGTCCAGCCTTGCTGAATTCTCATGATGTCTGCCTTTTGTGTATTGATTAAATAGCTAGTCCATTTCATAAAGTAACTTGCCAGTCGGGGAGCGAGCGTGGGTTCAAATGCAACGCCGTTAGATAGCAGGGTAGCTTTAAGTTTGTCTAGTGCGCCGATGTCCTTCAACGGCAACATAAATTCCCGAGACGCATCTCGTGGCAGGTGCAGGCGAACGATAAGGCATTCACCATCGTGGGGGCTGAACAAACGCTGAATGGGGTACACATCGTTCGGTGTCAGCATCTCAGGCGGGTCTTGAATCTTCTTACCTTCTTTGGTCATGCGTGGCGCTGGCTGATAGAACACACCGCCATTGATTGGACGAAAGAATGGTTTAAGAAACTCTGGGAAGACTAAGAGGTTCTTGGGGTCCTTTTTGGCCCCATCTGGTTGCGCTTCATCTTCGGCTTCGCCCCCTTCATCGCTAGGAGTTCCGTCAGAGGACTCGGTGTACTCGACTGCGAGTTTGATGGATCGGGCAAGCATAATAGGCCCTGACTTTCCGAGCTTTCCCTTGTGAGGGCATCCAACGCATCCAGCCCTGTTCTCGCGTTCAAAGGCGTCGCAACTGTGTGCCCAAGCCGCTTCGCTTCTTGACTGTTCTGCTTTTCGTTCAGTTTCGTCACGGGAGTAGTCGGGGTGGTCTTCCGACATGAGATGTATGGCAGAGTCGCCATCAACACACCTTGTGGCGACAGATAGTCCAGCGTACCACAGTGGCTCTGGACAACTAGCCGCGTTTTCGAGAATGTATTTAATTTGTGCACAGCCTGATCCTTCTAAGCTATCCTCCGCAAGCTTCTGGAAGACGTATTCATAATTGCCGTTCATCTTGTCGAACAGCGCCTTGGTCTCGTCATCAAGACCTTTCTCGACTTGGTTCAGGTCAAATGCCTTTTCAACTTTGCCGAGCAAGTCTTCCCAATCGCTGAACTCAGTTGGTTCAGCATCCTGTATCACTTCAACAGGCATGGGGGCACGTTTAAGATTACGACTTCCGGGGACTCGTAGAATCCTTGCGGCATCTGCCGTGACTACTTCGTCGATGTTGAGGCCGTTGTCCAAACAATACTGTTTGAACTTCTCAGCATAGGGTTTCCAAATGTCGGTTGGAATATCAGCAGTAAAAGGCCAGTACGCATGGATGCCGTTACCGGAGTTCACGATGATTGGTTTTGGAAGTTCAGTTGCGCTAAGAAACTTATGCAAGCTGATTAGACCGTCTTCCCAAGTCGCATACGGCTTGTCCGCGCCGCAGTCTAGGTCAACAAAAAATGAACGCATAAAAACACATGCGTTAGCTTTTCGATTCAACCCTTCAAATGTCCCAAGCGCAAAAAATGTGTTGAAGTCACCAGCATCAAAGTCTTTCATGAAGTCAATCGCTTCACTCAAATACTCTGAGAATTTAGGGCGCACTATCTCGCCTTTGATTCCGACTACACAAATGTTGCCCTGCGTTGGCAATACCTTATCAAAAAATTGTTCGTTCATAATCGCAGAGACAATAAAGGCGAGGTCCGGCCTCGCCTGAAAACAATATGGGCTATTAACCCGACTTTTTAGAAGCTGTGGTAACTGCGCGACCGAGGATGTTCTCGGTGTATGTACGGGCTTCTTTGAGGTTCTTGGCTGGCAAGAGCCCCATCTCAGTGTCCTCCTTTAAAAGTTCCAGAAACAACCTGATTTTTTCACGACGACCACTGCGCACATACCCGCCCCGAAACCACGCATGGATGCCCATGCGTGATACACCGAGAATCTCTGACACATAAGCGGCAGGCAAGTTGGCTTCGATACACGCTTTCGCAAGCGTGATGCCCACATTGTCCCCCTCTGTCGTATCAACAATGCTTAGTAGTTCGGGGCTGTATGTACGGGCCATTACTTCTTAGTCCACTTCTTAACAATGTCGCTGACATCTTCGGGGGCTTCAGCGGATGCTTTAGCTGTGGATGCACGTTTCACTGGCTCGGGAACAGCTTCAGCGAGCGCGGCGGGTTGTGCAGGCGCTTCAGTTTCGTCAACACCGTCAGTCTTAAACACAGACAACTTGACTGCGCTTTCAGCGGCGGCTGTCTTGCCTTGGCGCACAATCACATCACGCAATTCGCTAGGCACTGCGGAAGCAGGAGAGAACAGCAAGCGTGGTACGGGGAAGTTAATGTCGAATTGCATCTTCGTCACAACACGACCGGCAGACACGTTGTTGTTAGCAAGCATCTGAATGTATGGGCGGAAAGGCCACTTGCCACCTTCTTCTTTGCCGAACGCAGAAGTAGCAGGCAACACTAGCTGATACACATCACCTTCGGGATCATTAGGCAACACAACGGCGGCTCTCCAAGAGAGTCGGCATGCAGTACCTTGACCGCCTTGACCTGAACCCTTGACTGAGTTGGGGCACTCAGCGCAAGTTGCGGCACAAGGAGATTTAACCTCGGGGTCAGGCGTCTTCGAGTCGTTCGACCAGCAAGCAGGGGCCAACTTCACACCCTTCTTGTAGGTAGAGTTATAGAAGGTGCGCGATGCATCATGGGCCATCTTGACGATGATGACATTCATAGAGTTGTCAGTATTGACGCTCTGCTCTTTGCCACCAACGATCTTGCGGAATACGCGACCCTCGATTGAAATACGCTTGTTGCCTTTTGTGGCATTACCGGCTACTGCAAGTGTGTCTTCATCAAGACCCAATTCCATCAAACCACCGGCGTTTTGAAAAATGTTTGCGAGTTCGTTACTCATGATATTTCCTAATTAAATTAAACTAAAGTTTCACTGGTTGAAGAAGCCTTGCGTACAACAATGTCATACTCACGCAAGGCATTTACTCCGGGCGGCAATCCATCTCCTACTCGCTCGGACATAAATTCTTTGAAGTTGCGCTGATGGATGCGACGTTCAAGCAAATCAATCGAGCCTTCGTTCTCGACAAACTTCCTGAAGTTGTCCCAGTCAGTGCAAAAGTATCTTTCTTTGACCTGTCGCGTGACAGTGCCATGTTCTGTTTTTAAACCATTCACGTTTGCCTCATTGCAAATTGCAAGGAGTGCCGCTTCGATCTGCTCCATGTCAGCTTTGAGCGTTTCATCTTGCGCCTCAAATTCTGACTTGAGCTTTTCACGTTGACGGCGAATCGTCAGGTACGTTTCTACTAATGATCCCGTATCAGTCATTCGTTCTCTCCTTTATCTTGCTTATCTTCTTCTACATATTTACCCCATACATAGTCAAGCATGTCTGCGGCCTTGTTTAGTTTATGCGCCAAGGTTTTATGCTCGTATTGATCCAGACCGGAAGCATATCCACGCATCCATGCGGCCATAGTGAAGTACTGCAATTTGTTTGCATCAATCATTCGTTCCCTCCTACTTCCTCTTTGTACAGGTCTACCAACTGAGTGTGCATGTCCACTTTGTTCTGAAGCATTGTGTACATGCGCTTCTCCACCTCAGACCCTTGAAGGTGAATCACAGTCATTTTGTTTTTCTGTCCAACGCGGTCGATACGCGCAACGCATTGCAGATAAGTTTCTACGGACATCACAGGCGACCAAAACACAATCGTGTCTGCCGCAGTCAGCGTAACGCCGTGCGATGCCGCTTGTGGTTGAATCAACAGCACTCGTGGTGTGTCGGTTGTTTGGAACTTGTTGAATATGGCGGCACGGTTAGATGCGGTCACATCACCTGAAATAATCTCAGTCGTTATGTTGTTCTTTGTCAGGTAGTCCTGAACCACTTTAATTGTGTGGCGGTATGGAATGAACACAATGACTTTGTGTGATGCTTCATCAACCACTTCGCCAAGCACGTTCAAGCGTGGTGAAATATCAAACTCAATCACGTTGTGGTCATCGGTGTACACAGCGCCACCCGACAACTGCAAAAGCTTCGTAAGAGCCGCCGCCGCATTGACTGTGCTGATTGTTTCGCCAGCCGCTTCGATCTGCATTTCCTTGCGCAACTCTTTGTAGTAGCTCGTGGCTTGGGCACTGAGTGGTACTTCGCGTGTCTGATACATCAGGTCAGGCAGATCAAGACACTGGGCTTTCTCATACCGGATCGCGGGTTGTAAAGCATTGAACACAAGACCCTTGGCGTGTGGCTTGGGTATCCACTTGAAGCGAGTGATCTGTTGCATGACTGCATCTTTCCATGCGGTCTTGTACTTAGGAATGTTATTGGGGTTGACCAACTTGGCCAGACCAAACGCATCCTCGGGTGACTGAGAAGCGGGAGTGCCTGTCATCATCCACAGATATGTATCAGGGCGAATGATCTTGGCAAGATTCTTCCAGCGCACAGTGCTTGGATTCTTGTAGGCGTTAGCTTCGTCAACGATGATGAGATCAAACCCACCAGCCATGATTGTTTCGCGCTCAGCGTTTACGCCGTCATAGTTGATGATGACAAACTCGTAGCCACCATTGATAACTTTTTTGCGCTTTGATCCGTGGGCTACACCGCATGTGCGGTGCATCACTGTCTTAAACAAATCTGCTTGCCATGCGCTTTGCATGATGGACAAGGGGCAAACGACCAACACACGTTTCACCAAGCCATGAACCATTAGATAGTCAGCCGCCCAAATTGCGGCGGAAGTCTTGCCTGTGCCGGCCTCGTTAAAACAAAAGGCGCGGCGGTGTAGTGTCAGGAACCGTGCGGTGTCGCGTTGGTGGTCAAACGGCGTGAACATGCCGGGCCATTGGTAGTCACGCTCAATAGGAGATGGAATCTTATTGGAGTCAGGCAGTAAGCGAACAAGCTTCTGCACCTCGTCGATGCCCCAATACATCAGCACCTCAGAGTGCCCGCCTTCAGCTCCAATCAGCTCACTCTTGTCGATGTATGTGGTAATTTGCTTAGCCACATCATGAGAGCAATGGAACCGCAGTGCGGTGTTGTCAACTATATTCATACTGCCTTTCAAACTAAATTGTGTTACGAACGGGGGGCACGGCCCCCCATCCGGTTAGTCCTGTCATGAGGAAAGGAAACGAGTCCAAGGAGAGTAAACCCACCGACTAACTGACGCGGTTACAAGGGGGGAAAAAGTCTCAACAAGCAACCAACCCAACAAACCCCCCGACTCAGTCCACTCACGCCTAACGACTGAGCCTATTGACTTAATTATGAGGCCAAAACCTTATAAGTCAAGTAATTTTTTACTTGGAATCGTAGGTATTTTCACCTAGCGCGTTCTTTTTTGCTGGTTTCAGACACAAGGTTTCCCTTTGAATCGCGCCGGAACGAGCGATTTTTAGCAACACTTTGAATGCGTAGACCATCTTTGTTTGATCCGCCTTTGTCTAGGGCGCGAACGTGCGCTACATCCTTACCTTCTCGGCGGTCTGCCTTGCCGTTTCCATTGGCATCAGTGCCGGTTTTGTCGATTGAACGGCGTCCACGTTGGCGTTCCATGCGGCGCTCGTGCTCACCTCGGGCCTTCTGTTGCTCGTACTCTTTCTTGTACGGTCTGGGTTTGTTAACGTATGGCATATTTATCCCTTATGGAATTGGCAAGTCTTTACTGGACACCATCCGCACAGTGGCGTAGGGTTAGCCTGCCATGAATCATTCTCGTGGGACAAGCGTAAACGCTCAAGATTCCAGTAAAAATCTTCCCAGTACAAGGCCATATTGTCTCTCGAATACTCAGAAGTTACAAAGTGATTGTGTGCAACAAATAACAGGCCAGCGTTGATGTGTTGGAGCTGCGGAAAGTGTTCAAATGCCATAAGAGCCATTAACTGCAACTGCTTGGGATCGGGATAGCGGTTGCTTCCGGTCTTGTAGTCAACAATAAAACCCACATCATCCTTGACCACCAGCAAGTCGGCGATGCCTCGAACCCAATAGTTAGGGTCTCTGAAGTCGCAAGCCTTCTTCTCGTAGGTCAGAGCCATTTCATGTTCAGGATACTTGACACCTTCCATCTCGCGTAAGGGATCGAGTTGGGATTTGTACCGTTCATAGTTTTTGGCTAGGGGTGTGCCGTCCTTGACATAGTTCTCCAGCGCGGTGTGAACCTCCGTGCCGTATAACATTTGCTTGGTAGCTTCTTTCTTGAACTTTTTTAGAACTTTGACTTCGTGGTACTGCTTTGGGCAGTTGGCAAAGTCTTTCAGGCCGGAGTACGACCACTTAATTTCACTGGCTTTCATATATCTGTTCGCTCCTTTTTAGAACCAGTAGACGTTACCATATTCAACCGCTTGGGATTGAACTTGTTCTCATAAAAGGATGCCCCGCGCAAGATCATGAAGAACTTATCGCCGTGCCAAGTGTTGCCAACAACGAACGTGCCAACATTCATACGACCACCAAAGATATTTAAAGCGCACACTGAGTCGACCATCTTGCCGCCGGTGTACATGCTACTTGGTGATTTGTCTGATTGAACCGGTCCTATGAATACAGGCATGTTGAGGTCACGCGCATAAGCCGCCGCCTGCTCCAAGTGATCTGCAAGAGTTGTTGCGGCCAAGCCGTTGGGGTAATGTGGGGACATCTGACGTTTAACTTCTATGCCAAACTTGATCTCACGATCCTCGTGTTGCGCTGTCACAACAAAGTCAATCGCCTTACCACTTACAGTTTTGACCTCACGATCGTAGCTCCAACCCTTTTCATCTAGCAACTCACTGACCAACTTGGACGCCGCCTTCTCGGTAGCGTAGTCAGGGGCGAATATTTGTTGCTTGCGTTTCAGCTCAGCCTGATAGACTTCCCATGGTTGTTGTACAGGCAGTCTGAATGACTGGATGTTGATGCCGTGTTGTCGTGCCCAAAGTTCATGTTTGCGATCCATTAGCAATCTCCGTAAGTTTCACCAACGCCGGCTTCACACGCGACAGGCAGTCCAACCGCCCACGCAGGGGCTTTAGACATGATGCCAGTTATGAAGGCCACAGCCTCGTCAGTCTCATCCGTAGAAACAACATTAACAGCCGCGTCATGCACCGTTAGCGCAACGCGATACTTCTCGTTAATCTCAACCATCTGAGTGCCGACCACGATCCTTGCTAGGGCTTGAACCACGTTCTCAACCACAGCCCCACCCCAAATAGAAACCTTGCCTTTGCGTGAGTCATACATTACTTTGGACTTGCCGTCCTCGTACTCACGGCGCAGATTGGGGTATCGGATACGAAAGCCGTTGGGCAGTATCAAACCCTCGTTGTCATAGAACACACAGTTGTGCTTGCCGAATGATCGGGGCTCGGTGATCTTTGAGTTCATCATCTCATCAAGCATCTGATCTCCCTCAGCCCACAGCTCGATGATCTTGTCGTTGAGTTGACGGTACTTGGTCACGAGTCCTTTGCACTCGTCCTCGGTTAGCTTTACACCCGGGGGCGTGGTAGCTAGCGTGTGTTGTAACTTTAAAGCCCCAGTGCCATAGCCAAGGCCCAGAATACAAGTCTTGCCCACGAACCGTTCCACAGGATTCTTCTTAGTGATCGGGCGCTCATAAACAGCCGACGCAAAGACAGAGTAAACATCTTCTCCATCAGCGAACAGCTTAACGATGTCGTCTTGGCCGGCAAGCCAAGGTAGCACCCGCGCCTCAATCTGCGATGAGTCACAGTTGATTACAACGTAACCCTCGGGCGGCACAATGGCTTTCTTCAAAGCTTTCTTCTTGGGATCACGGCTCGGCAAGTTCTGAAAGTTAATCTTGTCAGTGCCAGACCATCTACCGGTGTGTGCCCCATAATATTTCAGGGGGATGGGAATCATTCCCTTGTTGCGCTCGCCAATCTTCATGAACCGCTCGATGCGCTTCTCTTCAAGCGTTGACTTCGTGCCAAGGCGCACGGCGCACAAGTGTTGTATAAAAGTATCTTCGCTCTCGGACAGCGCGATGAACCCTTCGTCTTTCTTAGCCAGTGCCGGCATCTGTTTGCCGGTAGTTGGGCTGACCTTCATTGGCACTTCAATGCCTAGGTCTTGCAGTATCTTTGCGAACTTGCTATTGCTAGATAAGTTCTTGCGTACATCTTCTTCGGTCTCACAGTTGAGCTTCTCCATCAGTGAAGAAAGTAATTCTGATTTCTCTTTCTGTAACCCGTCGAGACGTTCCTTCAATGTATCCTGATCGATACACAGCATGGGGTGGATGTACATGCGCAGAGTCATGTCAATGAGCTTCAACTCCTCCATTGGAAAGCCCTGCGCCATGCGTACAAACAAGTCGTATGTCAGCTTAACGTCATTCTCACAGTACCGACCATATTGCGCCAAATCCTCGGGAGTGAAGTCGACACGGCGTTTGTTAACTGCGTCGTTAACTTCCGTACCTTTCTCTCCTATTTGGTAGCGCAACGCTAGCTTAGCCAGTGAACCACCGACCTCAACACCATGAATGGCTCTCGCCATTGACAGAGTATCAAGATACCCCATCGGTGTGATACCAAAGTGCCACTTCAGAATCGCGCCGTCAAACAGCATGTTGTGAGCAATGACCATGCTATTCTTCCAGTCAAATTGCCCAAGCCACTTGCGCAGTGTTTCACGATCACCTGAATGCCAGACTGGATCGCCAGCATCAACTTGAACAGCAACACCTATGACCTCAAACCTCGGATCACGGATGTACTCTTCTGTTGTTTGCTTAGCGAAACCCAATCCATCTTTGGTGTAGTAGGTCTCAAAGTCGATGGTTATTAGCGACACATTATTTCCAGTTCTGATTGTTGCGTTTCTTGTAAGCCTGTGACTGCTTCCTTGCCTCATCACGCTTAGCGATCTCCGCCTGAGCTTGCGCCAGTTGATCTTCTAATACTTTATTTTGATACCTGATGTTTTGAAGCGTAGCGTTATCGTGCCCACGCTCAACCATGCTGAGAACACCCGCATCCATATAATTGCGCAATTTTTCATTTACGGCGGTGACAGTTTTATTCAACACATCACTATCACCTGACCACCACACCTTCTGACCTTCCCCCTTAGCTGTGATTGCGCCATACCCACTAATAGCAGTGTTCATGTCAATTTTGCCTGTCTTGGAAAAGCGTTCTTGTGCAGTATGCAAGCGTTCTTGCGTAGCGATCTCGTCCAAGATTTTGGCGTTGAGTTCCTTGCGTCTGACTTCCTTGACCTTCTTGTTTAACAACAATAGATCATCTTCTTCAAGATACTCAGGGCCATGCTTGGCGATGTCTTGCATGATGCCTGACCAACGATAAGACAAGTCCCCAAAGAATTCCTCGGGGTGTTGATCCATCCTGTCGATCAATAGTTTGATTCCATCTAACATTAGTAAATACCTCCAGTTAAACTGTTAGCGATACCTCTGCCGCCGCGTAACATCTCATCGTGCATTGCGCGTTGTTGCATCTGTTCCACGGCGAGTTGTCTTTCACGGTCCATTTTGCGCTTCTCTTTCTCTCGTTCCATGCGCCACTTGCGTTCCTCTTCCTCGCGCTCTATCTCAGCTTTCATTTGCTCGCGAGTTCTTGGCAAAATTAAGTCTTGACCTGCGACTATGCCAACCACCCAAGAATTAAACACTTTGCGCCTGCACTCAACTACGGAGTCTTTGATGTATTTAACTTCCTCATCAGTAAAGATTCCATCACCGTTCTCGCAAACGAGCTGAATGAGCTGATCCACTTGGTGAGAGGTAGGGATTTCAGGATCAGTCATCTTGACTTCCACTACCCTGCTCTCATTCGGGTCGTACAGTTCAGGCGTGTTGACTATACGTTCCCCTAGTATCTTGATTCCTTCAAGCATGATCGCCTCACTTGAGTGAATTGATTTCGCGTGTCAGATACCACTGTGCCTTGCGCAAGTCTTCCAACTTGTTGCCCTTGTGTTCGGCTCGCGTAAGATACTTCACCACATTACCGATGTTGTAGTTCAGCTTCTTGGCTTCAATGAAGTCGATGGTCTCGATGCCACCTACCTTGTAGTGCTCAGGGTGATTGACTGGATCGGGCTTGGGCTCAAACATTTCAATCTGCACTGGCGCTTGGGCAGAGATTTTATTTTTGTATTCTTCATTGAGTTCTCGCAATGAGGGCGATACTTCCACTACCTTGCGTGGGCGACCGAGCTTTTTCTTCTTGAGTTCCATCAGAGACTTAGCGTACTCAACTACCGGTACACCGGCCTTTTTTGCCAGTGCTACTTGTGTTGCAGTAATGGTGATGCGCTTCTTGGCGGCCTTCTTCTTGGCTGTCCACAATACTGTATAAACGTATTGGCGATTGACACCCATTTCTTTTGCGATGTCGATCGGTTTCGCGTTAGGGTTCTTGGCTACATATGCGCGAATCTGTTGTGCTTTAGTTAATGCTTTTGTCATTTTGAGTCCTTAATAAATTGTCGTAAAACTTTTTTGGTAGAGGCGCTTTCTTGTCGAGTGTTTCTCTCAGCCATTCAGCACCACCTAGTTGTTTAAAAATCATCCACTCCACATCACTTAAACGTACGTATCGTGCCTTTAGGGGGGCGGGTGGCTTTGGTCTTGGCATGTTCTAAAACTCCCTCATGCTTGTTTGGTTGGCGTTGCTTAGCTCGAGTGAATGTCCCAAATTGTTTGTATCCTAGGTCTTCTTCACTTTTGATTTGGTTGCTCGGGTTCTTTGCCCGAAAGTAGGGGTCTTTTAAAAAGATGCTTGGTCTATCTACTTGTGCTAACTCCTCCCATGGATTCAATACAGTCATACCAATACTCCCAACTGACGTAGTGCTACCTTCAAACCTTCAACACCGCCAACACGTTGGTCGTTGATAAAAATCTGTGGCATCTGCCGTGCATCAGGAAACTCTTTGAGCAAGTTAGCCATACGCTCGCCGACCATGATGTCAACATCGGCATAGGGTAGGTTTGCATGCGCAAGAATCTGCTTAGCTATCAAGCAATTAGGGCAGTTATCCTTTGTATACATTGTTATGTTCATAGTGGTTTTCCCATCTTTCTAAATTGAGTTGTTTCTATGTAGCCGCATTTAACACACTTGCGGTGTTGTACATACGCATGCTCGGTAACTTCAGCAGTCCAGTCGTCCCATTTGTGTCGGCAGTCGCCAAAGAAATGGTCAAGCAACCAAACAAACCCTACAACACCTGCAATAAGCGACGGCCCTAAAAGTATTAGCCACAGATCACTAATGGTTTCATTCATCATCGTCCTCCTTACTTTCTTCAATCAGTTGCAGTTTGACAAACTCCAGTGCACCAATGACCGTAGCCATGTACAAGGTGTCGTCGTATTTGTGGATTGTTTTCATCACGTCTTCAATCAATCCATCAACAAGTTTTCCTTGGTTAAAGTTCATTTCTTCTCCTTTGTTTTCATTAACTCAGCCCAGTTATGGCCTGAATCCCAGCCATCTTTAAACCCCGCATCCCAAGCACGATTCCAAGCCTGACACCACAACTCATAGTAGCCGCCGTATAAGGGAAAGCCTTTGTCAAACAAGCCGTGCTTAACTAGGTGTTTCACATCCTTGCGTTTGATGAACGCCCCCCATGCCTTGTCACGGGCTTGGTTATGGATTGGTATGTCGTCTAGCAAACCTTTAGTCATGTGTTCTCCTTGTTAGGCCACTCAGCCCAGATTATTGGCTTACCAATGCAGTCTTCCTTGTCCATCACCATCTCAACAAACTGCAATGGAGACACTTGCACAGGCTCATCCTTCGCTTCTTGCTGTGGTGGGGTGATGCGAGGACATTTCAAGCATTTGCCACCGGGCCAACTGCCACAGATACAAGGGCCAACAACATCACCCTCGGGATATGCCACAGGCTTATCCTTCGCTTCTAGTGCGGCTTCACAGGCGGCAATGGCTTTTTCTTTTGCGTCCCTTACGGACGAGCCCCATCTGTCTTCAGATTTCAACACCCCCAATGCAAGGCGTAATGCTTCGTCTTTGGTCATAGCGGTGCATCCTCGTGGTTGTCAGGGTTGAACTTGGGGACTCGGTTGCCCTTGTCCTTGGGGTTTGGGAATGGGGGGAAAGGCCATGTCATGCTTGTCCCCTTGCTCGGATGGCGGCGGCAAGACTGGGTGACTCTGGCGCCATGAGTAGGCCCGTGTCGTACTCCCTCTCGCAAATCTTTGCGCACGCCTCACGCTCATGCTGTGCTACTAACTTGGCAAAAGAATTGATGTCTTTCAAATTGCAAGTAAAGTCTGAACTCATGTCGTGCGGGTCAAAGCCCGCCTTTTTAGCCATCTCAATGATTTCATCTTGGGTCATGCGTCCCTCGCTTTTATCATTGCGTCTGCGGTTTCATAACACCAATTCGCAAAAAGTTGTTCATCGTCATAAAACCCATTTTTACTGATTGCCGCTTGCATAACCTTAGCCGCAAAGTAGTCACGCAAGGTCATGCCGTTTAACTTCTCGTTCTCTTGCGTGTAAACCATCTCAAGTGGAAATGCGGGTGCGTGTTTCATGCTTCCTCCAATACAGTTAAAACAACTGCTCTGATCTTTGTGTACGCCTCGGCTTTTGTGTAGGGCATCGCAAGGATGTTGTCTATCTCACACAAGGCGTCGTAGTACTCCGTACCCTTCATGGCATGTCGTAACTTATGCTCATCTTCAGGGTATGCAAATTCAAGCACGGCTTTCATATGCGGCTCCGTTCGTTAGGCGGATCAGCAGTCGTGCCTTGCGCCATGTTCTACGCACATCAGTAGAAGCGGCGGGTATCCACTTGAACTTGGGATCGTTGCATCCGCGCAAGGGTATTGCTTTCGAGCTGTATTTGATCTCTTTCATTTTGCGTTATCCAATATGAGTTGTTTAATAATCCCGACATTGTGTTCATCAACGATGAACGACAAGCCGCCCCGCAGTTCAATCTCATCTAAGTGAGACTGTTGTAATTTCGTTGGCTTACCGCCGTTCGCTTTGCACTCTATGCCGATGAACCATCCGTTGTAGCAACATAGAATGTCAGGCACCCCTGAATTACCAAACCCACTCGTTACGGGCATGGTGTAGTACGCCCCGATTGAAGCCAGTTCTGCGAGAACCCGCTTCTTTACTTTGCGTTCAGGTGTATCTGCCATGTAGACTTTCCTCTGTTATATCCAATCTCACCGAGCTGCGTGTAGTGCATCACTATGATGTACAAATCTTTGCACACCATCCACCCAATATCATCGAGCTTACGGTCTTGTTGATTCATGAACGCATCCGTGAATGAGACTTTGTATAGTTCTTTCTTAGGTGGAGGAAACGCGTGGATCATTGAGAGTGAAGCCTTCACGAAGTCAGGTATTGTTTCTTCTGTGAAGTACCGCACTTTGTCAGATTGCACAACAACTGCATAACCATCGTCCTCTCTGTACACAGGAACGCGCCACATCTCGTGAATCGTTGCATGTAATATGGGAGGCCACTTCTTAGCGTCATGTAGTGAGCGCATATACTGAGTGATGTATTCAGGTTCGTTGTACATTACTGCTTCGGCGTATTGGGAATCGCTACCCATGTAATGTTGTTGGAGTAGCCCACACCTATGTCGAGGTCTGCTATGTATCTGTCAACCCTACTGAGGAACAACTCATTCCTCTCGGAAAACAGTCTGTCGTTGCGTTTGCCCTGCATGTAGGTTGTAATCATCATTACATCTACTGCGAGTTCAGGCGCATCCTTCAGGGTTTCATAGCGTTTCAGGCTACCCTGAACTTCTACTCGCTCGCGGTTGTCAGACATGTTCATCACACCTTCGCCCACGATGTAGTAAGGCTTCACACCATCTGTGTAGTAGTTCTCGTATTCGATGCCTACGAGTTTGAAGCCTTTGCAGAATCTATTAAAGTCGTCTGCTGACTCTTTGAATTTTTCCATTTCAACTAAATATTTACTGTGTATATCTCGGAGCTGGCTAGCGTAGTGTTTGATTGAGGTTGTGTCAACACCTAAGTGGCTTTCTACCAACATTTTTGCAATATCTTTTGGTACATCTATCTTTGGCTCACCATATCTAGCCGCATCTTTTACTGGATGGATTGCGGTGTGAACTTCTTTGGCATAAGCATTGGTCATTGCCGCATCAGTAGGAAACTCGTTATTCTTCTTCAGCGTCCTAATGAGTGTTGCAATCTTATTGGAGTCACGCTCGCTTCTGCTTGAGTTGCTACTCGACTTCTCTTTCCTGATGAGATAGGCGTTCTCATAGATGTAAACCGTCTCGCTTCGATCGCGTGAGCTACTTCCAGTAGACAACTCACCCGCATCCAATCCGTTGGGCGTGACCAAGCGCAACGCGCCGCTATTCTTAACCTTGTTGACCTTCACGTTGAACGCCGTGCAGAACTCGTATGCCAGCTTCTTGAGGCTCGGCTTCTTAGCAAACAAATCTAACAGATTGTCTTGCTCGACTGCTTGTGTTGTTATATCCATGACTCTCTCCTTACAGTTGTTTAACTTCTTTACCATTGACCATGATCTTGTGATCCCACGTCGATGCGTTAATCACGCCTTGAGGTTGTGGTATCCAATCGAATACTGATTCATCTAAACCCAACATCATCTTGCGGAATTTTTTGTGCACGCTATGTACGACCACTTCTTGCCAGTTGTTCACCAGTCTCGGCGTTCTATTCTGCATGTTTCCTTCAGTCATAAAGTATTTAATAGTTGATCTGACCCAAGGCATGCCTTCAAGATACACAGCCATAGCCGCATCTAAGTAGTGCTTGTTATCAGCCATAGTTCTGATTTCGATGTCGTCCATGCGCATGAATCTCTCTTCACCCAATGTCTCGTACATATCTGTACAGACAGCAACGCCGCTTTTCTCGTCCAATGCTTTGAGAAACACAGGGTATGTGTCGTAGAACTCTTTGTACTTCTTCATGGCCTCGTTCGATCTTTTGCGATTCAGGGAGGGCTGAATGACTTGGAACTCCATCACAGGTTTATAAGTTTCTAAGCTGATACGCAGACCCTTGAATACTGGATAAGTACCATCAGGGGTTGCCAAGATCGTGCCACCCTTGGACTTCACTTGATACACCGTGCATCTGCCAAGCATCTCAGACAAGATACCGCGCTCACCTTGGTGGTATCCGCGATTGTCAACAAACTCCAACGTGTTGTCGGGATACACCTTCGCAAGTGGCTTACGATTCTTGTAGTAATCATTGATCTCCTCACCCTTGATTACTTTGTCAGAGCTTTCTCTGTGCATGTACCATACCTCGAACGTGCCGTCATCCATCGCACGGAAGTGACGAGCCGAGTACCGCCTGTCACCCAATGGATAAGCATTGCCTGAGTCACGATATGGCTTCTGATACTTAACTGTCTGAACAAACCAGTCGTAACTAATTTTGGGAATGTCAAAAAATACCATCATCATTTACTCCTTAACCATAACTTTCTTGCCAGTTGGCGGTTGCCAATTCTCGTTCTGTGTCACCATCCACAGAGTCGGTGCTGAAATCTGCCACTCGACTTCGCTCTCTACATAACCATCGGTGAACACCAACACACATTCAGCGTTGACACGCTTCTTGTTGATGTATTCAGCCACGCATGAAACGTGAGTACCGCCGCCACCCAAGGGCTTGAGCATCGCGCCAATGTTCTGATAATCATCTTTGAACAGTTGCTCGCCATGAACCTTGGTGTCCCACCACAAAACGCGCACAGCTTCGGGCGACACAGCCTCACAGATAGAGACCAGTTCCGAGGCGAACTCGTTGAGTTCCTTCTCGCCGATCGAACCTGATGTATCGATAGCAACGACAATCTCTCCTATCGTCTCGTCCTCCACAGTTGGCAGATACAAATCATTGGGCAACACTCTGCGGTTGAACTTGCGCCATGTGTACTCGTCCTTGCCCTTCGTCGCTGAAGAAACAAAATCTCGTAGCACCTCACGCCAGTCCACCTTCGGGTTGAGAATGTCTGTGATAGCTCGTGGCAGATCAATGCCTAAGCGTCCTGCGAGTAACGCGCCTTCGCGCAACGCTCTGTCGATACGCGCCTCCATGTCCTTGGCCTGCTCGGGAGTCAACGGCTTACCATCGCCCTCGGTGTCATGCTCATCGAATGAGTACTGACCACTATCACCTTGCGATTCACCCTCCCCTGAATCACCACCTTGGCCACCATCGCCGTCCTCTTCCTCCAATAACTTGTACACCTCACGCATGTTCATGTTGTGGTACTTGGGGTCATAGCACCCGCCCTCGGGTAGCTTCACAAGGTTCTTGTCCTTGATGTTCATGATGATGTCGTTGACAACATAGTCTGCCGCTCTGTTGGCTCGCTGACGATCTTCTCTGAACATGTCTAAGCCGTGGAGCATGTGACGCAAAACAATGTGCAGATTCTCATGAAGCACTAAGCCTGCTACTTCTTGGTCTGTCTTGCACACGGCTTTGAGGAACGCTCTGCCGTAACGCTTGTTGATACCATCGGTATACGCTGTGATCGCATCATCTACCACGGCTGTCGTACCCATCATCATCACGCCTGAGTACAACGCTGTCTCGGGATGCTTCATCATCGCAATGTGCGCCTTCTTGACGCGGTCTTCTTCACTTAACATCATGGTCTCCAGTAAAACAAATCTAACAACACGACAACGATTGCTGACATAAGCAACACTCGCTCAATCTTTTCCCATACTGTGTGCATATACGCCTCACATCAGTTGGTGATTGTTTGTCGCCCAAGTGTTGATCGCTTGGTTGTAACGAGCAAGGCGGGGCTTACCGCGCATAATCATCGTGAAGAACACAGACTGAACTTCGGCTGATGGAATGCGCTCAACGAACTGCATATACTTGTTCAGGTCATCCTGAACTTCAAGTACGTCGACTGCCTCGAACATCATCATGATCTGCGCTGAGATGTCATCAGGAACTTTAATAGTAGATGCTGATTTCAAGACATCAGCCGTAGAGATAAGCTTGCCTTCGAGTGCAATGAACGCTGACATACTCTTAGCCGCCGCTTCACCGATCGTGCCTGCGAGTGCGGCCAGCATTGCGTGCTCACCGATAACGTCCTTGGCATTCACAATGGGAGATGCTTTCGCCAATGAACGAGGAGACACGAATGACTTGTTAGTCGATGATGGTTTAAAGATATATGGGTTGTCGCTCTCGTCGCCGTCCAAGTAGCTACGCATTGCCTTGGGAGTCATTGCCACCCACGCACGAATCGGACGCGCAATCTTGTGCTTGGTTGCCCACACGTTCCATGCTTCTGCGTTGGGCTTGCTCATGTGCAATACACAGACACGATTACCAACGTGCGCGAGCATGCTGTCGCCTACGCCGTCACTTGCATTGTTACTTGTACCAAACACGATTGAACCTTCGGGCAGGGGCTCATCGCCAACACTACGCTCAAGCATCAGTCGGGTGAAGATGATCTGCAATAGCTTGGGAGACTTCATGAACTCGTCGAGCATGATGACTTTCTTCTTGCCATTGCCGAGCTTGAACAATGATGAAACATAGTATTCAAGAGTCTTGGTCGTATGGTTGGGGATGGATGCCGCAACGTCCATCATGTCTTTCACAGGGCAGTCGACATAGATGAAGTCATACTCGTCTGTGCCGAGATCAGCTTCGAGCATTTTCAGGATTGATGACTTACCACAGCCAGGCTCAGAGACAATGATGGGAGTAATTTCATTACCGATAGTCTTGATGATGTTTGCGCAGTCATCGATAGACACGTTCAAGTTGAAGTTGATTTTTGACATAGTATTTCCTTGGTTTAAGTTTCAGGGGAGGGTGAACAATTACTTACGGGTTTTGAGATGCTTGATGGTGTATGTCTTCTCGACTTCATCCACCTCAACATAGGCTTCCTTCAAGCCTATGGCGACCAACGTGCATGACAACACGACCACACGGCGTTGGGCTCGGTAGAACATCATCGTCATGAACGAGAATGCAATCAGCAAAACAATTTCTAGATCAGTCATACAAAAGTCCTGATGGGTTTAAATTTGGACAACATGTCGTCCACGTTTTCTTTGACTACGCTTCGGGTATATGAACTCTCGCGCAAGTCCTCTGTGCTTACGCCCTCAAGCGCAAAGCTCAGGTCAGTCACAGCTTGTGACAATGCCTTGTTGTTTGTTAAGTTGAAGTGCTCAATGGTTTTGCAAATCTCCTTGGCTTGAAGCACAGTGCTGTCGTAAATCTTCTTGCGCCTAACCTTGCCGTCATCGTCAGGTGTGGCTTCGGTACAAGCGTTCGACAACCGTGAAGCAATTTCTACAAGACGCTCTGACGCATCGTCCATCACAGAGTTGATGATCTCTTGTGTCTGACGCTCGTAGTGGTTCTTCAAGTCATCTGCCAAAACTTCGCTCACAGACGAACGAAAGTCTGACTGCGGTACTTTCTGTACATGCAGACGCATACGGAACTTGGTGCGAACATCTTCTGGTTCAGGGTACTCTGAACGATTAAACATGTCGCCTTGCTTGAACGCCGCATCGCTGACGATCTGAGGGTATGCCGTAATAAACTTCTCGAGCAAAGCTTTGAAGTCTGCCTCGTGTTGGTTGTACTCCTTCTTGAATTTCTCAAGGTTGACAGTTGGCAACAGACGCATCGAGCCCGCCCAGTCATACGTCGACCTCTGAAGCCAGTTATAGACGGTCTGCCGATAGTTCAACAGCGACTTGTGTTCAGGGGAATCGGAGAGTAAGTTTTTGGTGAACTTGCCTGCATCCGCTGATGCTTTCTTAGAAGTAGTGACCTCGTTAGAGATTGCGCGATCTTGTTTGGTCGCTGTCCATACATTCACATCCACGCACACAATGAGTGCAGATGACGCGAGTGAGATGATGTGGTTGGGTTGTTGAAGTTCGAAGTTCATGTTAACGGCCTCCCTTGTGGCTTGAGTTGAGATTGAGTAATAGAGAACGATCAGTCACAACTATGTAGTTGGACTTGGGCATCGGCACGATAGTATGTTTAGTACTACGAGCTTGTTTCTCGCCACATGGCATACACAATGTATAGCCCATGTTGTGGCGCAGTGCAGAGTAGTGTTCACCACACGCTGAACAGCTAGGTTTCATTTCAGGGTATCGGTGTTGAGTTGACGAACAATGACGCGCCACCCGTGGCTCAGACCTTCTGCGTTATCTTCCATTTGGCAGATGTGCAAGTCATACATCGCCATGTCTTTGTTGGTAAACACATCGGTGACGTCGCCGTCACACAGAAGCAAGTACACCTTGTCAAATGGTTGTACAGATGTTTGTTGTGTTGGTTGGGTTGTATTGCGCATTGCCTCGCGGATGGAGGGATGCACGTTGGTGTCAGCGACGAGCTGACGAATAAGCGTGTTGATGTCTTTGAACTGTCCCATAACTATCTCCTGACTGAATAAAAACTGAATTGGATTTCACGATACCGTGAAACGGTAGTCGATCTCTGTGCCGAGTTACTCCCCGACACAGATTCAATTGTACCATAACTTTACATATAAACATAGGGTATTACCCCAACTATTTTGGGTTACGGTTCCAATGTAAGTGGCTCAGTGGGTACTACATGGAGTGTGTACCCGAGCTTGCGAATACAACGCAGGGTTGTTTCGGTCAGAGTCTTTGTGTCCGCGATACTGGCAAACACCTTGGCCTTGTCGCACACAGGATACACAACACGTTTGCCGTATACATCCATTACACGAACATGCACCACGAACTCGCTGATGTTGTATGTCATTTCACATCTCCCTGAATTAGTTGGTCATACTGTTTCCATGCCCCGCATGTGGGGCAACCTTCTTCATGCTCGGGGCAACGCTCGCCCCAATAGAACTGAACTGCCTCATGGACAGCGTTATGTTCAACGGACGTGAATGGCGTGACTCGTAAGTCATCGGGGTGGGTGGTATTCATATTGTTCCTTTTAAAAACATAGAGAGCGTCAGGTCGTGTTGCAAACCATCGGCTCAGTTGGGGGTTATCGTCCTGCATCAGTGGCGGTGCAGGCCAGCCAGTCTTTTTCATCTGTAATTTGCTTACAGGATGTTGTAGCCCTTGAGCCAACGGCGGGTGTCTTTGCCCATGCTGACAACTGTCAGTCCCTCGTACTCGTTGTCGATGTCGCTGAACTCATCAAAGTCAAACGCAGGGTCGCATGTATTGAGCAACAACTCAGGATCGATGTGCACTTCTTCAGTGAACCGTGAATCGGCACCGTATGCAGTTTGTGGGGTAGGTTGAACCCTTGGGGTTGTAATGCGCAATGTCTTACGCATGACGCGGGGTAGGTGATCGAGCATCTCTCGTTGCACCTTGGCGTTAACCGCAGGGGAGAGGACGAACTGCACGGAAGTACGTGGGACTGGATGAACTAACTTAGCTTTCATGATGACTCCTAACTAAATTGAACTGAACTGAACTAAATTTCACCGTACCGTGAAACGGTAGGTGATCGGCTTGAATCGCAGAGGTTTGCAGTTGCTTATTCCCCGACTCAGACTCAATTGTAACATAACTTTACTTATAAACATAGGGGTCTGGGGCAACTTTGTTGGGGTGCGGGTGGTGGGGATTTGTTTTGTGGGATGGGAATGGGATTTGTACAGTTAGGCTGAAAGGGTGGAAACTGGAATGGAAAATTGGAACAAATTGGGGTGAATTGGAATCTGGAAAAGTAGTACTAAGGTTATGAAAAGATAGGTAAGAGTACAGTAGTAGTAGTAGTAAAAAAAAAAAAAAAATTATATTTATTCCAAAATTCCAAGATTCCAGCGATTTGCAGGGACGTCGGGCAAAATGAGAAAAACACCAATTTGCAAGACTAAACCATGCGTTGCACTTGCTGACACAGTCATGCTCTCTCAAATTTTCTTCGCTACCAGCTTTATCCTCTTGGAAAACTGGAATTTTGGAATATTCACAGGTTATCCACAGGTTATACATGAAATTCTCTTTGTAAATCAACGACTTAGCAAAATTCCAATTTTGTGTTCCAGTTTGGAACAACTTTACATAAGAGACAAATACTGGAATTCCAAGTTGGAATTTTGTCTTTGCTCAGATTCCAAGATTCCAATCAGTGATTCCAAAGTTCCAACGAGGCTGGAATGTTGGAACAAAGTTCACGCACCCCTGAAACGGTAAGTGATCGCCTTGGCTCGCTCACGCACGCGGGGACTTATAACTGGTATCAATTGCCCCGCCAGACTTAACTGACGGGGCATGGATTGCTTATTTCAAAGCATTGTTAAAGGCTTCAATTGCTTGGCGCAATTTAACCTCGCTTGGCGCAGTTGCATCGCCTCGGGCTATCGCAGTCTTGGCTCTCGCCTTGGCACTGTCAAACAACTCTTTGATGAAGTCGGAGTATTGCTTTGTGGGGGCTTTGACTTTGGGCTTGCCCTCATTCTCAACTCTGCGTACTGCGACTTTGAGGTCTGCCAGTCGATTGGAGCAATACTTATTAAAGTTATCACGCACTGCTTTGATAACGCCGTGTTTGATTGGATCGGCCTCTTTCAATTGGCCAAAGGCTTGCTGTGAGTAAGACAAGCAATAGTCTAGGCTATTGGTAAATGAGCCCTTGGGGTTTGGTTTCCACTCTGCGTCAAATGTAGTCGCAGGGTTTAATTCCTGCCACCGCAATCCCCATCCGAGGCGCAGTTGCGTTTTGATCTCATCCGATTGTGATTCGCAGAACGTGGGGCACTGCGTGTACACAAAACGGGCGATTGTGGCCATTGTTTCGCTAGACCTTGCAGATTGGTAGGCCGCGTCTTTGAACGATGAGACGATTGTCTCTTGGGGTTTAGTTGCTTTGCTCATGGTTTTTCCTTAAAGCAGTTATTCCAGACAACACCGCGTCGTCTGGTGATTAAGTTATAGCCGAGCCTAGACCTTAAAGTAAAGTTTCAGCAGGGCGTGAACGGCTAAACCATGCGCTTGGCCATGCACGCTCAGCACACGCGAGGACAAATAACTGGTATCAAAAACCCTAGCCACAAAAAAACCCAGCCAACCTTTCGGCTGACTGGGTCATGTTACGTTACTTGTTTAACGTATTGTGGAAGGCATCAATGGCCATACGAAGCTTAATTTCATCAGGGGCTGAATCGTCACCCCTTGTCTTTGCAGTCTTTGCTCTTGCCTTGATGTCCTTGAAGGTTTCATCAATGTAGGTGCTGAAAGACTTAGTGGGCGCTTTCACTTTCGGCTTACCCTCATTCTCTACCCTGCGAACCGCTGTCTTAAGATCAGCCATGCGGTTAGAAGCGTACTTGTTGAAGGCATCGCGTATGCCCTTGATAATGCCATGCTTGACTGGGTCAGCTTCTTTCAGTTGACCGAAGGCTTGTTGACTGTAGCTGAAGCAAACGTCAACTGACATGACATGGGAACCGCCCTTTTCTACGGGAACCCATGATTCGTTATATTCAACGGCGGGGTTCAGTTCTTGCCAACGAAGCGCCCAACCCGCACGAAGTTGGGTTTTAACTTCATCGCTAACCTCATTTGTGAAGTTAGGGCATTGTGAGTAAACGTAGCGCGCTACGCTTTCGGTACGTTCACCGCTGACGGCGGATTGATAACCCGCGTCTTTCATTGAAGTGACAGTTACAGAACCCAATGAAGGGGCGGACTGGGTTTTTGCTTTAGACATAATATCTCCTTAAAAGCAAGTTGAATACCAGACAAACCGAACTGTCTGTCTGATGTAATAGTTATAGCTGACCCTAGGGTCTAAAGTACAGTTTCAGCGGGGTGTGAACCGCTAGGTGATCCGCGTGACTCGCGCGCCCAACGCCCGCGACGACAAATAACTGGTATCAAAAGGGCCGAGGCCCTTTTGATTAACGCTTGAGTCTGCTGAACTCAGAGCCGTCGAACTTGGCGATGAACGTGGCGCGTACCACTTGGTATCTGATGTTCTCGCGCTCAGTGCGTCGTATCTCATAAAGATAGTCAGCCATTGCTGGGTCAGTCTTGCGCATCTCGCGCAATTCACCGAGGGTCAGGTTCAGCGCGTAGTTTCTATCCTCGCGCCCAAACAGTTGAAGTTGTTCCATGTTTCTCTCCTTAGTTAAAGAAGAGGGGCCGAAGCCCCTCGTGTTACCACTCGCCGCGAGCCGCGACCAGTCTGCCTCTGATGCCGATCAACACGACCGTGTGAGTCAGCTTGTACTGAGCCGCCCAGCTGAGCGCCTCGTTCATCGTGTACGCATAGTGCACGAATGTCTTATCTTCCCACTGCACTATCACTTTGTAGTGCGTCAACCAAACCCATAATGCTTTAAACATAATCTCTCCTGTTCTGCATTGCACTATTGCTCTGCATTAAGATAGTTATAGCTGACCCTGTATGGAAAAGTAAAGTTTTGGCGGGGTCAGACCCACCCGTACCCGACCCCCACTTGGTGCTTTGGGACTCCCGTGTTCCCCATTACTCTAAGACTTACACAAATCACCACGTATTTTCCAAACAAAAGGGATTGAAATCAGGCTATTTCGATCCCCACCCCCTCAATATAGGAACACCCCCCGGGTAGGATTCCTACCACCCTTTACAAATATGTGTTATATTTATTTCGTTGGCTAGCGTAATAGGAAACCTGTGCGCGCGGATCGGGAGAACCCAGTCGGCCAACACTAACAAGTATGGGGATTGTCAGGGGCTTAAAACCTCTGCGGTGGTCGCAACCTGTCACTGTAAATTCGGTAGTCCTCATACTTGTTGGGGTAACTGTGCAAAGTTTATATTGCCTAAACTTGCGGACGAGCAGCCAACCCAACAACTAACAAGTCTGAGGATTGAGGCATCTAGAAGCCGTGGGACATGTTCCCTCTTTAAGTGCAGTCCTCATACTTGTTGGTGGTGTAGTGGGTTAGCGCCGCTACTTCATAAACCTTTAAGGTCTTTGAGTTCAAACACACTGCTTTATGTGAGCCGCCGACAATTTATAGGAGTGCTATTCCCTCTTATGCAACACATGCCTAATGTAGAAGCGGATATTCCGCTACCGGCCTCAGCGACGGAGGCCATGCCACCTCTTTCTCCAAAGGAAGAGCTGGAAATGCGTGCCCGTACAGTCAAAATGATTTCTGATCTGAACGGAACCCCCATCGAACCCACCTCTGAGCACAAAGGCGAAGCTCGAGAGTTGATGGAAAAGGTCATTGCAAACAAGACAGACCCTGCGTTAGCTAACTACCCCAACGAAACCATCGCATACCTTGCCGGTATGGTGGCTGAGTACGACCATATGATCGTGCGAGAGCTGGCCGACTTAAAAGTTTATGTTGTAAATAGGCTCGTTGCCGAAACAGCCAACCCAAATAGTACCGTCAGGCTTGGAGCAATCAAGGCTTTGGGTGATGTTGACGGTGTTGACGCATTTAAGAAGCGTTCAGAGGTGACTCATAAGCAAGCATCCCTTGAAGAAGTGGAAAAAGAGCTGCTTGAGACGCTGGATAAGTTGGAAAAACGTACGATTGACGTGCAGACTAGGGTAATTAGCAGTGAAGATCACGCCTGAACAGCTAAAAGCCATCAAAGATGCGCTCCCAACGATGCCGTTGGAGCAGAAAATGCATACTTTGGAGCTTTTGAAGACGTACGACAGCGGTTCTGTGCAGCAAGTGGGTAAAGATGACTTCTTAACCTACATCAACCACGTATATCCGGGCTATAAAGTGGGTCCACACCACAGAAGACTGGCCAAAATCTTCGAAGATATAGCCAATGGTAAGAAAAGACGGGTTATTGTGAACATTGCCCCCCGTCACGGTAAGTCAGAGATGATTTCTTACCTTGCGCCGGCATGGTTTCTAGGTAAATACCCTCATAAAAAGGTCATTATGGCCTCTCACACGGCTGATTTGGCCGTGAATTTTGGCCGTAGAGTGCGAAATTTGGTGGGTTCTGATGCCTATAAAGACATCTTTCCGCAGGTCGAATTGCAGGCGGACTCGAAGTCGGCGTCACGTTGGGGTACTAATTTCCAAGGGGAATACTTTGCAATTGGTGTGGGCGGCGCTCTTGCAGGTCGCGGGGCTGATTTGTTTATTATTGACGATCCCCACTCTGAACAGGAAGCAAAAACTGGCCGTCCTGACGTGTTTCTGCCTGCTTGGGAGTGGTTTCAGTCTGGTCCTCTACAGCGACTTATGCCGGGTGGTTCCATCATTATTGTGATGACACGGTGGTCAAAGCTTGACTTGACCGGCATGATTGTGAACCAGATGGGCAAAGAGGAAGATGTGGATCAGTGGGAGATCGTAGAGTTCCCTGCGATCCTCAACGACAAACCGCTTTGGAGTGAGTTTTGGTCGTTAGAAGAACTACTGGGTAAAAAAGCAGGTATGGACCCCCGTTACTGGCAGGCCCAGTACATGCAGAACCCTGTGTCTGAAGAGGGTGCGCTGCTAAAACGGGAGTGGTGGCAGATATGGGAGAAGGACGATCCTCCCTCGTGTGAGTTCACTATTATGTCGCTTGACGCGGCTCAAGAAGCTAACAACAGGTCTGACTTTAACGCCCTGACGACGTGGGGTGTGTTCTTCAACGAAGAGACAAACAACTACAACATCATCTTACTCAATGCGATCAAGAAGCGTATGGAGTTTCCTGATTTGAAAAAGATGGTGCTTGAAGAATACAAAGAGTGGGAGCCAGATGCGTTCATCGTTGAGAAGAAATCCAACGGTTCGGCGCTTTACCAAGAGCTCAGGCGCATGGGAATTCCTGTGGGGGAGTTTACTCCGGGCAAAGGACAAGACAAAATATCGCGTGTGAACGCTGTTTCGGATTTGTTATCTTCTGGGATAGTATGGGCACCGGACAGAAGATGGGCTAAAGAAGTTATTGAAGAATGCAACGACTTCCCCAGTGGCACGAACGATGACCTTGTTGACTCTACAACGCAAGCGTTGATGCGGTTTAGACAAGGGGGCTTCATAAGACTGCCATCGGATGAACCCGAAGAGCAAAGATATTTCCGTCGTAAAGTTGCGGCGTACTACTAAGGATTGATATGGCTACGAATATGTTCCCCTCATTGTCACAGGCTCCACTGGGCTTGGACGCATTGGCTGCTGAAGAAGGGCCTGATGTTGAGATCGAGATTGTGAACCCAGAGGGTTTGAGTATTGGCATGGACGGCATGGTCATTGACCTGTTGCCTGAAGATGTAAGTGAGGTTGAGTTCGATGCCAACCTTGCAGAAGAGATGGATGAGGGCGCACTGGCTAAAGTAGCGAGTGAAATCATTGAGATGGTGGATGCCGACATCAACAGTCGTAAAGACTGGACAGAGATGTATGTGCGTGGCCTTGAAGTTTTGGGGATGAAGTATGAAGAGCGTACTGAGCCGTGGAATGGGGCGTGTGGTGTATTTTCAACTGTTCTTACCGAAGCCGCAGTGCGCTTCCAAAGCGAAACAATTATTGAAACCTTTCCGGCTCAAGGCCCAGTCAAGACGGAAATCATTGGTGCAATCGACAAGCTTAAGGAAGAAGCTGCGGAGCGCGTCCGTGATGATATGAACTATCAGCTCACTGAGGTGATGGCTGAGTATCGCCCTGAGCATGAGCGCATGTTGTACAACTTGGGTCTGGCAGGAGCCGCATTCAAGAAAGTTTATTTTGACCCTAACTTGGGTCGTCAAGTGGCGATGTTCATCCCCGCTGAAGACATCATCATTCCATACGGCGCGTCTAGTGCGAACACAGCAGAGCGTTTGACGCATGTGATGCGTAAGACGAAGAATGATCTGAAGAAGTTGCAGGTCAACGGCTTCTATGTCGACGAAGATTTGGGTGAGCCACAGTCTTTCCACACTGATGTGGAGAAGAAGAAAGCTGAAGACCAAGGTTACACACTGACAGATGACGATCGTTATCAGATTCTTGAAGTGCACATCGACTATGACCTGCCCGGTTATGAAGATGAAGAAGGTATTGCACGACCATACGTGATTACGATCGAGCGCGGCACGACTAAAGTGTTGGCCATCCGTCGCAACTGGAACGAAGACGACGAGAAGAAACTCAAGCGTCAGCACTTCGTGCAGTACACATATGTGCCCGGCTTCGGCGCATATGGTTTGGGTCTGATCCACTTGATCGGTGGCTACGCACGCGCAGGTACATCTATCATTCGTCAGTTGGTTGACGCTGGTACGTTGTCTAACTTGCCCGGTGGTTTGAAGACCCGAGGACTCCGCATCAAGGGAGACGATACTCCGATCGCTCCCGGTGAGTTCCGTGATGTGGACGTGCCAGCTGGTTCTGTGCGCGATAACATCATGGCCCTTCCGTACAAAGAGCCAAGTCAAGTTTTGGCGGGGTTGCTTGAGCGAATTACTGAAGAAGGCCGTCGCTTAGGTTCTATTGCTGATATGAACATCAGCGACATGAGCGCAAACGCACCTGTCGGTACAACTTTGGCGTTGCTTGAGCGCCAGTTGAAAACAATGTCAGCGGTGCAAGCTCGCGTGCACTACAGCATGAAGCAGGAGTTCAAACTTCTGCGTGACATCATTCGTGACCACAGCCCCGCTGAGTATTCATACGACCCAGTTGAAGGCAGCCGCATGGCCAAGCAGGGTGACTATGACTTGGTGTCTGTGATTCCTGTGTCTGACCCGAACAGTGCAACGATGGCTCAGCGGATCATGCAGTATCAGGCTGTGATTCAGTTGGCTCAAGGCGCTCCTCAGATTTACAACTTACCCGTCTTGCACCGTCAGATGATTGAAGTGCTTGGCATCAAGAATGCAGAGAAACTTGTGCCGATCGATGACGACCAGACTCCACGCGACCCCGTGTCGGAGAACATGTCGTTCCTCACTGGCCAGCCCACCAAGGCGTTTATCTACCAAGACCACGATGCTCACATCGCTGTTCACACCAGTATGTTGCAGGACCCGATGGTGATGGGTCAGCTTGGCCAGAACCCGATGGCTCAGCAGATTCAAGGCGCGATGATGGCTCACATTGCGCAACACGTCGCGTTCCAGTATCGCAACAAGTTGCAGGAACAGCTTGGCGCTACCCTACCCGCACCAGATGCGGCGTTGGATGAAAACGCTGAAGTGCAGATTTCTAAACTTGTGGCACAGGCCGCTACTCAGTTGCTCCAGATGGATAAGGCCAAGGTTGCTCAGCAGCAGGCGATGGCTCAGGCTCAAGACCCGATCGTTCAGATGCAGATACAAGAGTTGGCGATTAAGAAGCAGGACTCTGACATCAAGGCGCTCAAGGTCAAGGGTGACTTGCAGCTCAAGGCTGAGGAGTTGTCACTCAAGGCGCAAGAGAGTTCAGCGAAAATGGGTGAAGACCCAGCCATGGCAGCGATGCGTCTACAGCAGGAGATTGCTCAGGCTCAGGAATTACATGCTCTGGAGATTGCAGCGAAACAGATGGAGTTGCAGCAGGCGCAAGCCCAACAGCAGCAAGCTCTGATGATGCAGCAGCAGGCTCACGGCCAGAAGATGGCTCATGGTGGCCAAGTGCATGCACAGAAACTTTCTCACGCGGAAGAAGCTGCACGGCGAGCTGCGGAACAAACGAACAAACCTACAAAGAAGGATGAATGATGGCCAATCTGCTTGAAGTGTTAGACAGCAAGCTTGATGAACAAATCAAGCAGTTGGTTGATGTTGTAAGTGCTGGTGGAGCTAAATCCCACGAGCACTACAAAGAACTGTGCGGGACTATCCGAGGTCTGCAAACCGCACAGATGGAACTTGCTGACCTCGTGCGAAAAACTAAGGACTATGAAGATGACTGAATTCGATGTTAAAGCTGTCGACCTGAGCGGGCTGCTAAACGCCAATGCTGAGGAAAAAGCTAAACAAGTGCCTGATCCAGCGACATATCACTTGCTGTGTATGTTGCCCAAGGCAGAAGAAGAATTGAGCGAGTCTGGGATCGTTAAATCTGCGCAGATGATGTACAACGAGGAGCTTCTCTCCCCCGTGTTATTCGTTGCAAAGATTGGCCCCGATGCGTTCAAAGACGCGACCAGATTCCCATCTGGCCCAAGCTGCAAAGTCGGTGACTTTGTGTTAGTACGTCCTAACACGGGAACCCGCATGAAGATTCATGGTACAGAATGGAGACTCATCAACGATGACTCTGTTCAGGCTGTTGTGCAAGACCCACGCGGTATCCAACGTCCCAACTAAGGAGTCAACATGGCAACAGAAGAATTTAAATTCCCCGACGAAGAGAAAAAGACAGAGGCAAAAGCCGATGACAAATTCGACTTCGAAATCGAAGGTGAAGGCGAAACTGCAATTGAAGTTGTAGACGACACGCCTCCAGAAGACCGTGGCCGCAAGCCTATGACTGAGCCTCCCAAAGAGGTGACGGATGAAGAGTTGGCTAAATACGACGAAGGTGTACAGAAGCGTATTAAGCACTTCACCAAAGGCTATCACGAAGAGCGTCGCGCAAAAGAAGCGGCAGAACGTGAGAAAGAAGAAGCCCTGAAGCTGGCCCAAGCAGTAATCGAAGAGAACAAAAAGCTCAAAGGTTCTGTGAATCAAGGCCAGACTGCACTACTGGAGCAGGCTAAGAAATCTGTCACCGCCGAGGTTGAAGAAGCTAAGCGTTTATACAGAGAAGCTTACGAAGCTGGCGACTCTGAGAAGCTGGTTGAGGCTCAAGAAGCCTTGACTGCTGCAAAGATTCGCGCAGATAAAGTAAATAATTTTCGCCCAGCCCCTTTACAGGTTGATGAAACTCCTGTACAAATCACACAACAGCCTACTAAAGCTGAACCCGTTGACGAAAAACTACTTGCTTGGCAAGAAAAAAATCAGTGGTTTGGAAGCAATAAACGGATGACAGCTTATGCCCTCGGCTTGCATGAGGACTTAGTAGGTGAAGGAATACCGACTGGCAGTGACGAATACTATCGACGTATCGACACTGACATGAGGGAAAGATTCTCGGAGCAGTTTGGAGCCGAAGAGTCCGTTGATGCGAAACCTCAACGTACCAAATCCAACGTAGTTGCACCTGCAACCCGTAGCACAGCGCCTAAAAAGATCGTGCTTACGCAGACACAGGTGAATCTCGCCAAACGGTTGGGAGTTCCATTGGAACTGTACGCCCGCAAGGTTGCTGAAGAAATGAGGAAATGAAAATGGAAAAATCTAACCGCGCACCACGCGAACTTGAGACACGCGAAAAAGCTGAGCGTCCAAAACACTGGATGCCTCCGCAACTTCTGCCCGATCCCACACCGGAACCGGGTTATGCGTATCGTTGGATCAGGATTGCATCGCTGGGTAAAGACGACGCCACTAACATTTCTGGAAAATTACGCGAAGGCTGGGAACCCGTTAGGGCTGCTGACCATCCCGAAATCCGCTTGTTTGGTTCTTCGAATCCGAAGTTCCCTGACTGTGTGGAAGTAGGCGGTTTGCTGCTTTGCAAAACACCTGTGGAATTTACAGAACAACGTAATGATTACTACCGCAATCAAGCGGAAGCTCAGATGAATTCTGTGGATAACACTTACATGCGCGAGAATGATCCGAGGATGCCTATGTTCAAAGAACGTAAGTCCACGGTCACTTTCGGAAAAGGTATTTAACTTTTTTGGAGTCTTAAATGGCATATCCTACCGTTTCAAAGACGTATGGTCTGAAGCCAGTCAACCGACTGGATGGTCTGCCCTACGCCGGAGCGATCCGTCAAATCCCTATTGCAGCTGGCTA